CTAAATTTTACTTAATACCACACTAATAAGATCTTGCTTTCCTCCATGATAAGATTGCATTATTTGACTTTCACTCCATGAACGGTCTGAAACATTATAAGATGATATATCTATTGGATTAAATTCATTCTTCGCGCGGTCATATAAGACATTTGTCTCTGTTGTATCGACAAAAAGAATTCCTTTTTGCTCCAGTCTATCAAACATATCGTAAATAGCATGCTCAGCTTGTGCTGGTAATGATGGAATATTAAAAAGAGATTCCCCATTTATTTTATTCATTCTAATACCAAGAATATCGCCATTATCGCTATATATTTTTTCTGCACTCCCGGCACCATAATATTGGTTGAAGCAACGAACTTCGCTTGTCACCTCTTCATTGCTTTGAGATGTAGTAAACATCTTCAGGACTTTTGTTGCATCCTCAGCATCTTCATATACTACAGCGTTACCCCCTTTGCCAATAACATTACCAGGCACTGGCAACCTGTTATAGTCCACACTCGGTAGCTCTGGCTGTGCATAATCAACAGGAGGTAAATCAGGTCTGTTCGAATGAACAATGCCTCTTTCCGTAGCGGCGCTCACTGGTGATACATTCAGCATGACCTCAATTTTCCTGCTAATCTCCCCCTTAGGCCATCCCAGCCTGTGCAACAGATTAGTAAAACAACCACTATGACTTTCTCTTGTAACGCAAAACTTATTATCGGTGGCAACAACACGATATGTTCTGTTACCAACCTTTACTTGCGCCCCATTATCAGAATGAACGGCAGCATCCCTTACAGAGGATAAAACACGATTTTCAGGCGAAGTCAGGTTTCTGGTTAAAGAATTCCATGAACATCCCAAATTTACAGAATATGGTGATAACATACATTTCAACCTTCAAAATAAACCCATCTAAATTTCCCTAACAAACATCCCCCTAACATGGCAACAAAAAACCAGAAATGAACTCTTGCTTTTTGTATCTGGCAACTAATTCATCCTTCCAGTATCCCATCAAACGAACGTTTACGAACTATAACGCAGGTATTACCGGTCACTCGATATCTGGAGATACAGACGTATCAACATGATTGAGCGGCACACGATACTGCTTCCATGCCGCCAGTAACTATGCCAGCTCATCCGTCGCAATATCTAAATCTGCAGCATCCTGAAGTGGTGCGATATGCTCACTGATTACAAGTACCAGACCGATAGATTAAAAAATAATAACACACTGCATTTTAAATAAAAATATTTAAGATAATTTATGTTTTTTAATGTTTTAATCTTTTTTATCTTATAAATAATGAATTAATCAGCTGTATATATACAGATTATTCGCTTCTTTCTTCCTATCACGCAATCTTCACAAAATATTACCACTGCAATGAACCTGTGCTATGCCTGTATAGCACGCCTCAGATAATCAGGAATCTCATTTCGTAGTTTCACAATATCAACATCCGAATCAATATGTTTCTGGTAAAACTTGTCCGCCAGCAAGTTTGCTATACTATCTGATGTCCGATTCTTTACATTTCTGCTCATACCACCGCTAAGAGCATCCATTTTCTTGCAAAAAGAAGCACTTCCCATTATGGTATGATTAATAGAGCTTTGTGCTGCCTTAACATCAAGAGCCAGTTCATATTCTTGACTCACAAGAGAAAAGACTCTTTTCCTCTCTTCAGTGGAAATTTTTACATTTTTTTGAAAGCAGTAATTATCAATCTCTTGGTTGATCACTCTTGAGGGATATACTACCCGCTCATCTTTTATCCATCCATCAATATTTTTAGTACACTGCTTGCCCACCATTTTCAGTATGTTGCTACTAAATTTGTGAACAGAAAAGCGAATCGTCCGCTTCCCCATTGAGCATTTTACGACCTCATCATTCTTCCCTCGGAAACAGTTCCAAAAGGAGTTTTCTCTATAGCTACTTATCCCAAAAGAGCTAAAAGACGTACCTGTAGCATTCATCAGCAAAGCAATTCCTTTTTATAAAAATTTGTTTACAGGGTTGTATAGTTGTGTTTATTCTAGTCAGAAAAATATGTATGTAAACAATATTCTGTTAAAGGTTGTATTGTTTGTATCATGACCGTCACCTTTACTTTTGATACTTCTATTGACTCTCACCTCTGGTAGCATCCTGCAAGAACCTTATTTCTGTAGGAGATACACGGGGTATGTTTAACGTGGTAATTAACATAAAAAAACATTCAATAATTCATTCCTGCTTGTAGCCCCCATCACATGAAATAAAATAATGATATCTAATTTAATAAAAATACATTTTTCAATTTAACTTTATCGTCATTAATTTATCTCCCTGTTGAATTAGCCCCTCTATCATCTACTTAACAAATATCTCCCATACATGGCAACATAAAAACCGTAGATGCACTCCTTTTTTGTATGTCTGGCTACCCATTCCATCCTTTCAACATTCCTTCAGACTGACATTTACAGTCTATAACGCAGGTATTATCGGCCACTCAATATCAGGTGCAGTTGATGTATCAACACGGTTCAGCAACACCCGATACTTTTTCCAGGCTTCCAGCAACGAGGTTTCTTCCTCCGTTGCGATTTCCAGATCTGCAGCATCCTGAAGTGGCGCGATATGCTCACCGGCTACCTGCATCAGGCTGTTTTTTGTTCCTTCCGCCTCCCGGATCCGAAACAGTTTTTCTGCTTCTGCATCTTTCACCCAAGCTGTGCCGTTCCACTTGATATTCCCGATCTAAAGAAACTGTCGCAAAAGTCATGGACTGATATAACCCACAAAAAAATGCTCCTAAACGTTTTCATGCAGGCAAATGCGCCCACATCAAGGCTTCAACCTGGTGCTCTCCACCTGTCACTGGATAAACTTGCCTGTAAAAATCAAACTCCCCCTGCTCATTACCAATACCAATCAGTTGAATGCAATTGCCATCTACAATAAATTTTTCCGCCGAAGGAATCAAAATAAAGGCCTCCGGATGTTCATTGGGAAAGGTGTTAGCAAGTGTGCGCTGAATATCCCTCTCCAGCAAAACCTCCTGAGTATTAGCATAAAGCTCTGGCGTAAGTTCATCTATGAAATCGTTACCATCTCTTGGGCGCATATGTATCATTGAATACTGCTGCTCTCCAGATTCTGATAATCCATGGCGGACAATAAGAACACTACAGCCGCTTTGCTGATTGGTTAGCCATAACGGTGAACTTTGCTGGATAGTTTGAGAAATATCATTTCGCCGGAGGCTTATACACTGATTACCCAAGCTTATAACTGCAGGCGCATCAAAACGTTCCGGACTATCAGTATCACGCATACCTGTAAACAGAATGTAATCACTACCAGCCATATCATCTTCCATTTCTTTTAGTCTTAACAAGCCATCCTCTCTTGTAATATTAACTGTAATTAAAGATGTCTCATCATGATGGGCATAGCACTGTGGATTAAGAATTAAATTCTCTTCCAGAAATTTTACAGGATTATTACGTATTTCAGTCATTACGTGCTGAAATTCAGAACGATGCGACACTAAAGAGTGTCCTGTATTTTGAGATATAATATTACTTACCTTCATTGCTTTCTTTCTGACTTGTGAAGAATAACTCGCGTATCATATTTTTATCACCACAGGCAGCTTTTCACTCTCCAAATGCCTGTGGTGATTTTATATAAACTATCGAAAGTCAATATTGTTTCATTTGAAATACTTTAGTTATCTTTTATAACAAAATTTTTCCTGACATGGTCATAAGTACATTCTTCAGGTTTTACAATCATTGATTCCGTTATTTCCTCTCGTGTCAATGGATGAGGTAAGTCTTCACGAACTAAACGTTCAAATGCATTAGCATCAAATAAGCAGCATACTGCTGAATCCTCAGAATTTTTGACCAATACGCCTTCTTCTGGTTGCTCCAGTGTAATTGGACATTGAGCAGCCTCAGGCGGACACTGAAGGCTATCTGGACAAACAGAAAACTTACATTGAGATATTTTCTCCTGAAGACTCTCTTGCGATTGTGTAATCATGCTTATCAGTCTCTCGCTAAGAGCTTGAGGACCACTATTAAACCCCAAAAGCAATAACTCAGAAAGCAATCCTCCACTGTCGCCGCTGGATGAAAAGCGCCCATCAGTTGCATCATACACAATACTGACAGTTTCACCGTCAAATGTAATATCTCCGCGCCCATTGGCTACAATTTGCGCACGAAGAGCCTCCACGCCAGGACTGAACGAAGATGAATTAATATCCGAGATTAATGGCATAACAAAACTCCCTATTTTTATTTGAACTCCAGACTTAAATAGCTGTAACAAACATCTGCCTTATATGGCAACACAAAAACCGGAGTCGGCCTCCGGTTTTTGTGTGTCTGGCTGTCCATTCCATCTTTCCAACATTCCTTCAGACTGGCATTTACAGTCTATAACGCAGGTATCATCAGCCACTCAATGTCCAGTGCGTTTTATTCAGTTATAACTCGGATAGCTTTAACCTTACTTCAAGCTCCTCAACCCTTTTTGTCAGTTTCTGAATATGATGAATGAGTGGAACAACCAGACGGTCATACATCACGCCTTCTGCAACCATCCCATTATCAGATGCTATACCTGGATCATCCTCGTCTGTAAGAGGACGCCAGTGAACATATTGCGGTGCTATCTCTCCGACTTCTTCTGCAATAAGGCCATAATGTCCCCAGTCCTTTCTGTCCCTTTCACAAGTCGAGCGATACCATACAGGACGAAGTTTCAACAACTCGTCCGCGTACCTGTTCTCTAAAGACTCGATATCCGTCTTGTATCGACGGGATGAAGTCGAACGAAATACCATGTTGTAACCAGCAACCGGACTTACGAACATGTTAGGACTATCGGTTGTTGTCTGAATGTCGAATATTTGCAAATAATAACAACTTAACGTCTGGAAGTTTGCATCTAACGAGCCGCCTTCGAGTTTTGATGACGTGATAAAACTTTTATTGAGTTGGTTAATCTCCGATATGCTGTAAGCGCCAATTTCAAGCGGTGTGGGCAGTTTCTTTGTGTTCAGTGCACGACGCCATCCGGGGGAATAAGCTGTGCCATTAAACACATAGATAAATTCCGCATTAGTGAGTGCGCCAGAGACACTTGTCGTCGTGGCTGTTGTTATTCGAATGGTGTAATAAGTTGCACTGTGGCTGAATACTTCTATCACCGCCCCCGCCAGTGGAATAATGCCGCAGCCTGTTTCACTGTCTGGTATGGAGGCGCTGTCAGCGTATGCCCAGGCACAGCGTGCCACCCATGCTTTTGTATTGAAGGCACCATTATTCTGCAATATCGTCACTAACTGAGCCGTTGTTATTGATGCACCATTACTCCCTGTGCCTAACCAGCCAGTTGGAGATGCCGGGCAACCAATATTTGCTGGTGACAGAGAAATATTTGCCGAACCGTCAAACGACACGCCATTAATAGTACGCGCTGTCTGCAACTTCGTGGCAGTAGCTGCATTGCCTGTAGTGCTCTGGTTACCAGTCGTATTAACACCAGGCAAGTTAATATTCGCAGTACCATCAAAGCTCACACCGCCGATAGTTCTTGCCGTCTGTAGTTTTGTAGCTGTTGCCGCATTACCCGTAGTGTTCTGGTTACCTGTCGTATTTACTCCCGGAATGCTGTCTTTTTTGGTATAAATCTGAGTCCAGTCTTCCTCAAAGCCATAACCATCACGCGAAGAACGGTAAAACAGACCGCCATTCTTGTAATGAGCGCGAATCTGGAGAGTCCGGCAACTCCCCACACCGGTATAAAAGTTTGCAACAAGATAGGAGTCGCCAGAACGCGTGACATTATATGCACCGGATTCAGCATTCCACGGAACGGCTCCATCCGAATCCGCATAAGCCCCCGTCGCACGTAGGGCAAATGCACCAATATTTTCCGGCGTGAGATTAATATCCGCCGAGCCATCAAACTTAACACCGTTAATTTTTTTGGCTGCCGCAAGTTTCGTCGCGGTATCGGCGTTCCCCTTCAGTGCCCCGGTGATCCCGCCAGTAACAGACAACGGACCTGAAACTGTTCCTCCGGTTGTTGGCAGTGCTCCAATATCTGATGGTGTAGGTTTCTGGTGTGAGCTATACATCGTATAAACAACACCATCGGTAACGCCGGAAGGCTTACTCGCTGAATAGGCTGGCGAGGTATAAACAGAAACTGACGCATTTGCGGTACAATCCCAATGGATATTTACACTCGTCGCATAATTGCCAACCTCAACGTAAATATCATATGTATCGCCGGATGTGTTGATCCAGGCGAAATTCGTTAATCCGACGGCTGTACGCTTCCACAAAGCTCCGGTAATCCCTTTGGGGTTTCCATTGCCTGCTCGTAGAACCAGTTCTGAAATACCTGCCTGCTGTGGGGAGCCGACGTTGTATCCGGCACCACCAATCAATGTGATGTAAACGATGGAACTCGCTTGTGGCATGGTAACCGTAGCCAGTTTGAACCACCCAGCCCCGCCAGAGAAAGACATCGTTACTGAATTTAAAGTACCAATATCTTTCGGCGTTAATGTGATATCCCCAGTCAGTGCTTTCCCGTTAATTTTTCGGTCAGATGGCACCCTGCTGTTCGCATTGTCATTGACTGCTTTAACTGCCTTTGGCGTTGCGGCCAGCGATTCACTGGTGCTGTCGACAGCACTGCTAAGTTTCACAACACCTTTAGTGGTAAGGCTTGCGTCTTCCATCGCAACCGCACCGGCAATCTCTTCAGCACGATCAGCAGCAGCTTCCGCACGGGTCGCAGCGGATTCAGCAGCAGTTTTGCTCTGAGATGCAGCCGTCGCACTGCCTGCCGCCTCTGTTGCTTTCGTGGATGCCGTTGAAGCACTACCCTTCGCAGCTGACGCCTGCCTGATCGCCTCATCTTTTGAAGCGGACGCCGAGGTGGCTGATGCAGACGCAGAACTTGCAGATTCAGCAGCTGCCGCCTTAGAGGAAGCGGCATTGTCTTCTGAAGTCTTTGCATTTGTTTCAGAGGTTTTTGCTGCCAATGCTGAATCTTTCGCGGCTGTAGCCTGACTCGTCGCCTCAGTCGCTTTTGCGGTAGCTGTTGTTGCCGATGACGACGCGCTTTCCGCCGATTTTCCGGCGGCGGTGGCACTGGCTGAGGCCTGCCTGGCACTTGTTGACGCGGCGCTGGCAGACGACTCAGCCGCTGTTTTTGAGTCTGCTGCTGCGGAGGCACTTTTTGAGGCTTCAGTGGCCTTTGTTGATGCTGTTCCTGCGCTGGAAGATGCTGACTGAGCAGATGATGCAGCCTGTCCGGCTGACGTGCTGGCTGCGCGTGCTGAGTCTGCAGCATCAGTCGCATGGATTGCCGCCTCACTGGCAGATGTGCTGGCATCGCTGGCTGACTTCTTCGCGGCTTCCGTGTTCTGTGCCACTGCGGACGCGTTACGCGCCACCTCTTCCACCATCAGTTCAAAACGGCGCAGTGCCTCCGGACGGGCATCATCCTCCGTCATTGCGCCGAGAAAATCATTCAGCGTACCGGGTTGAGAATCTTCATACACGGTGATGGTCCCGGCATGCGAAGGCGGAAAACCTTCAACCAGCAGGGTGACGCTGTACTGGCCATACTCAACGTCCATACTATAACGCCCGGCTTCATCCGGATTTTCTGAGGCCACCGTGTTCACCACCACCGTGGTGCTGTTGCGTCTGGCCTTTAGCTGAATGGTACAGTTTTGTACCGGTTTGCCTGCTCCATCTTTCAGTACACCTGAAATCTTAACCGTCATATTCACCCCACAAAAAAGCCCACCTGAACCGGCGGGCTTTCATCACGCTGTACTACTAATCAGAATTTATAACCAACACCCACGATGAACCCGTCAGTGCGCCAGTCGCCACTGCCGGAGCCTTCATAAGCGACATCAACGGCCACGGATTCGGTCGGGTTAAACTGCACGCCAGCTCCCCACGCCATAGAGGTGTTACTGTGGCGAGCGTCATCACTTCCGGTCAGCACGTCGTGCGTTTTTCCCTTGTTGTCAGTTACGCGGAGATAATCCCCGGAGAAAGTCGACACACGGCTGTAAGCCACACCCGCCATCGTATACGCGCTGAACCATTCATTCACGCGCACAGAGGGCCCCGCCATGACGCTGAACCAGCGGTTACGCACAGAATCTTCATACCAGCGGGTATCACTGTAACGGGTAAGCTGGCGATTCCTGTCTCCGGCATAACTGAATGACGTCACCAGCCCCAGCGTGTCCGTAAATTCATAACGGTATTTCACGTTAATCCCGTTAAGATTATCGCTGCCGGGAGCGTTCGTCCGGGCATGAAGATACCCCGCGCTCAGCGTGGCCTGCTGCTCAGACGCCCATGCAGGCGCACCGGATACGGCCAGACAGATGGCTGCGGACAACATGGCTGCACAAACTTTACGCATAATTACCTCTCTCTTTTCTGCAATAAAAAAGGCGCCATTTCTGGCGCCCGTATATGGGTTATAAAATTCAGCTAATCGTGATACCTGCGGTGGATTTCTTCATCACCACAACAAGCAAATCGCTGATACTGGTTGTCGGTGTCCAGTTATTGACCATTGAAGAAGAGACCGTAAACTTTAACGTCAACGTTCCCTGCCCCGCAGGCATATCAATAACGGAAGAAAAAACCGCCGGAGCATCCGTTGTTGACTGGTTAAAAATTTCTGTCCCGTTTTTCGTTACCTGCAAACGGCATACAGAATAAACATAAGACTGTTGATTATTACTGCCATAATTTTCCTTCCTGCTTCCTTTAAACAGCAGAGCCGGGATCATGACATGTCGGTCAAACTTCTGATCATCACTAATCGTGACCGTAATGGTGCCGCTGGCATAAGTGCTCGTGCGGGGGAAAGACTTGCTGACCGTTTTGACAATATCGCCTTCAATCTGGTTGGCGGACAGTTTCCCCTTAATCTGACAGTTCTCATTTATCGTGACGTTGTTGAGCGTCCCTGAGTTCGCATTCACACTGCCACTGATATCCGCATTTTTAGCGGTCAGCTTTCCGTCTGATGTCAGGGAAAATGCAGGAGGATTGCCACCACTGGTAATTGTGGGAGCAATAAGGGTCTTAATCAGCGCTTCATTGATAAACGTCTGTCCCCCCTGCGTGACCAGTGCTGGAGTGGTGTTACCGTTCTCCGGATTAATGAACGCAATCCTGTCTGCCGCCAGCAGCACCTGACTCTGCATACCGTCAGGGGTATTCTCAATACCGGCACCGATACCCGCAATGTAAAGGCGACCATCCTGCATCTGCTGCAGTTTCACGGCCCACATACTGTTCAGGTTATTACTGGTGTCTGTCTGAACCTTTTGTATCTGCTGGATTGTTGCTTCCTGCTCGCCCAGTTTTTTGTCTGTCGTCGAGATGATTTCACTGCTTTTTTCATCCACATACTGACGAACCTGCGCAATCTGGCGTGCATTCTCCTCATTACTCTGACTGACCGTTTGCGTGAGTTCGCTACTGACGTTGTCCACTTTCTGACTCACCTGGGATATGGCCAGTGACTGCTCATCATTTTTTTTAGCAACCAGCTGCGTGAGGCTGTTTTCAGTTTCCCCGATTTTTTGGGTCACCCCGGCAATATCACTCTCCAGTCGCTGATTGACCTCATCCTCCAGTTGCTCAACTTCACTGCGCAATGCAGAGGCATTAATACGATCATTCAGCTCCTGCCCCAGCAGGGTGCTGTTTATTTTCCCTTCAAAAAAATTGAGATACTCTTCAGGATTATTACCCGGCTGGCCGACAGCCTCCACGAATGCCGATTTACCAACGGTATTCACACTGCGAACATAAAAGTAATAATCATGGCCCGGCTTAATATTCTGGCCGGAGGCTACCCAGTACAGTGCCGTACCAAGATAGCGGGCAGATTTGTCCACCTGTGAGACATCTGAAATCTTCGTTTCAGAAAACCAGAATTCAAACTGTACCGTCGGATCATAAACCGCAAGATGCGGCGTGGCGGTTATCTGAAAATAGCCCGGCGTCAGCTCAATCTGTGACGGCGCTGCCGGTGCGGCAATCCGGAACGATACCGACGCCGGATCGCCCTGCTGTCCCCGGGCATTTACCGCCCGGACTGTCAGCGTGTAACGCCCCAGCGCCAGCTGCCTGAAGCGGTATGTGGTTTCCGTAGTCCGGGCCGTGCTGACCAGCCGCTCACTGCCGTCATCCGCTGCCACGGTCAGGCGAAGCATAAAGCTCACCCCCTTCACCACCTTCGGCGTATCCCAGCGCGCCAGCACCTGGTATTCCCCGCTGTCTGCGGTGACTTCTGCGGTCAGGTGCTGCACTGCTGGCGGCGTGACACCATTCACCGTGCCGCTCTGGTCGCCGTCAAAGTGCGCCCCGTTATCCACGATGGCCTCTTTCTCCGGCACATGCTGCACAGCGGTGATGGCATACGTGCCTTCGTCATTCTCACGGATACTCACGCAGCGGAACAGGCGCTGGCGCAGCGTCGGCAGCTTCAGCCCCCACACGCTGTACTCGGCAACGCCGTCAGGAACACGGCTCACTTTCACCTTCACGCCGTCGGTGACGGACTGGACCTCCACGCTGACCGGATTGCCACTTCCGTCAACCAGGCTTATCAGCGTGGTACCGGAGGATGGCAGCGTGATTTCACGGTCGAGCGTCAGCGTCCGGGTCTGGCTGTTCACCGCCAGCACACGACCACCGGTGCTGATACCGGCATAGTCATCATCACAGATTTCAATGACATCGCCCGGTACATGGCGAAGCCCTTCTGCGCCGACGCTGAAATCCACGGTCTGCGTTTCCAGCAGTTCTGTTTTAATCAGCCACAGCCCGGCTCGGTGTGCCTGCCCCCGACTGGTACAACCAAAGGCATCCATCTTCGTGACATTACGACCGTAACGGGCAATGGCCTGCGTGTCCTCCACAAGCTCTGTTGCCGTCTCCCAGCCGTTGTTCGGGTCAATCCAGTTCACTTCAACGGCATTATGGCGGTCTTTCAGGGCGCTGAAGCTGTAGCGGAACGGCGCGCCATCATCCGGCATCACCACATTACTGCGGTTATAGGTCCACACCTTATCCGACGGTCGGTCCTGCACGAACGTCAGCGTCTGCCCGTTCCATACCGGCATACAGCGCATCGCCGAGCAGAAATCACTGAGCACATCCCACGCCTTGCGCTGTGTGGTCAGGTACGCATTACAGGCGATGCGCGGCTCCGTGCCGCCAAAGCCGTCCGGCACTGACTGGTCGCAGTACTGGCCGATGACATACAGCGCCCATTTATCCACATCCGCCGCACCAAGACGTTTCCCCATGCCGTAGCGCGGGTGGGTCAGCATATCCCACAGACACCAGGCCATGTTATTGCTGTATGCTGGCTTAAACGTTCCGTCCCAGATACCGCTGTATTGCCGCGTCTGCGGGTTATAATTCGACGGCACCTGCAGAATACGCCCGCGCAGATGATAATTACGGCTCACCTGCTGGCTGCCGAACTGCTCCGAGTCCACCTGCACGCCGACCAGTGCCGTGTTCGGGTAGCACTGTTTCACATCGATAATTTCGGTGTATGACGACCAGAGCGTTTTGTTCTGCAGCTGGTCTGTGGTTCTGTCCGGCGTCATCCTGCGCATCCGGATACTGAACGGGCGCGGCGGCAGGTTATCCACCACCACCGAGGCCAGATACTGTGAAGTGGTTTTACCCTTAATGGTGATGTCTTTTTCCGTCACCCAGCCACCGTTACGTTGTATCTGAACCAGCAGGCGGACTTCCGACGGATTCCTGTCCCCCTTTGAGGTGGTTTCCACCAGTGCCTGCACGCCGAAAGTAAAACGCAGACGGTCAATGTTTGCCGACGTGATGGTCCGGGTGATCGGCGTGTCATATTTCACTTCTGTACCCAGCACCGTCTCGGAGCCTGAGGATTCAAATCCCTCCGGCGGTGTCTGCTCCTGCTCACCGGCCCGGAACACCACCGTGACGCCGGCTATATTGGTATTCCCCTCACTGTCCAGCACCGGTGTACTGTTCAGCAGCACGCTTTTTAATCCGTCCACCGGACCTTCAACCGGCCCTTCACTGATGGCATCGATCACACTCAGCAACTGCGTGGATTTGAGGTTGTCCTTCGCTTCGCGCGGGGTATGCCCCTTACTGCTGCCTTTACCCATTCCTCACGCTCCATAAACGACAAAACCGCCCGCAGGCGGTTTCACATAAAACATTTTGCATCAGCGACCAATCACCACAACCTGACCACCATCCCCTTCGTCTGCCGTGCTGATCTCCTGAGAAACCACGCGTGACCCCACGCGCATTTCACCGTACAGAACAGGCAGAACATTGCCCTGGGCAACCATGTTATCCAGTGACGAGAAATACGTGTTCTGCTTACCGTTATCCGTGCTGGTCGTTGTTGCGGTACTGGCTTTCGGTGCCAGCATCTGCGCAACGCCTCCAAGCGTCATCGCCGCACCCATTGAAAAGAGAATGTCACTGAAAGCGATACTGATCCCCGGCATCCAGATTGCCGTAGCAATCAACGCCGCACCCAGCACCGCCTGAAAAACACCGCTACTTTTGGCTCCCGCAAGACGCGGAACGATGTGGATCACGGCACCATTTTCCAGCGGCTCATTAAGACGGGCTGATAATTCGTTTTCGCCTGCATCACGCCCGGCAATCCGTACCTGATACCAGCCGTTGCTCAGTTTCTGACGAAACGCCGGGATCTGCATGGCCAGCGCCCGGATGGCTTCGGCACCCGTTTTCACACGAAGGTCGATGCGGCGGCCAAATCGTTGCAAATCCCCGTAAAGGCAGATGCGTGCCATGCCCGGTGACGCCAGAGGGAGTGTGTGCGTCGCTGCCATTTGTCGGTATACCTCTCTCGTTTGCTCAGTTGTTCAGGAATATGGTGCAGCAGCTCGCCGTCACCACAGTAAATGGCGGCATGATTCGGCACCGATGAACCAAAACAGCACAGCAGCACATCGCCCGGCTGCGCCGCTGACAACGGAACCTGATGCAGCCCCGTTGCCTCCAGATTATCCAGATAGAGATTCTGACCGTGACGCCACCAGTCATCCTCGCGATGAAAATCCGGCATCTCAATCCCCGCCAGATGGTAAGCGTCCCGGAACAGCGTGTAACAGTCCGTCACCCCGTGCTCAAAGCGCCGCCCGGTGAGATGCGGCACACAGCGGAACTTGTGAATCGCCCCCCGGCAGACCAGCCACCACGGCAAATCACTCTGCACCTGCAGCCGCCGGTCGGCCTCACTCAGCCAGGGCAGACCACCGGGATGACTGTGGACCAGCGCCACAATCTCACCCTGCATCTCTGCCTGCAGCCAGTCCTCCGGCGACATCCGGAAATAATCCTCCGGCTCACCGGAGATATTCACGCAGGGAAAATATCTTTCCCCCTCCGGCGTTCTCACCACGAAGCCGCACGACTCCGCTGGCGCACATCGCCGGGCGTGCGCCAGAATCGCTGATTCTGTCTCTGTCATGGGATTTACTGCGAAAGTTTGTTAATGGAAAGGAAGCCGCCAAAGTTGCCGACGTTATTGCGAAACTTACAACCGCTCAGGCATTTGCTGCATTTATCCTTCGTGATATCGGACGTCGGCTGGTCATATTCATCCGCGACCGCCGGACCGCTATAACCGCACTCATCACCGCGATAGGTCCAGGTACAGGTGTTGGCCAGCATGATGCGCCCCGGAAAAACAGCACCATCCGTTTCCGTCGGCGTGGCCAGTACAAAGGAGGCACTGACCGCGCTCAGTTCGCTGCACTGCTCGATGCGCCAGCGGCTGATCACCTCCTGCTCCGGATCGGCATCGCTGTTTCCGTTGACGAAGTTCACCGCATCCAGAAAACGGGCGTAAACCTTACGCCTGACCACCGTTCCGCCGACCAGACTCTGCAGATCTTCCACCATCCCGGTGACCATGCCGTACAGGTTAGAGACTGCCAGCGTGGGGCGCGTACTGGTGCCTTTGCCATTCAGTTCAAAACCACTCCCCTGAATGGGATACGCCAGATACTGCCGCCCCTGCCAGGTGACCGGCTCACCTTTTTCGTTCTGCTCATTACAGAAAAAATAACGTTCACCACCGACCTCTGTCAGATCGATTTCCCAGAGCACCACGCTGGCCGACTGCTCCGCACGGGTGCATTCATTCAGTGTTTCCTGCCGGATATCCTGCATCAGTTCACCACCTGTTTAAACTCTGCGCTGAACTCAACACGCAGCATACTGACCCGCGACGTCCATTTTGCGCAGGTCACCTTTATCTGCCGCCAGTCATAAGGCGGCGTCCACAGAAAGGCCTTCCAGCCTCCGTGCTCTGCCAGAAACGATTCCAGCGCCGTGGCCTCCCAACGGGGGACAGAAATCGTCACGCTGTACGTTTTCAGGTTGGCATTCAGCCCGGCAGGCGCGCGCTGGGAGTAACCATCACCAAAGCGCACCTCCCTGACGGAAGGAGTCGAAGCCACATCCATACCCGGTTTCACTTTCCAGCGGAAGGTTTTCATCGTCCACCTCCGGAGAACAGACCACCATCACGCATCTGCCCGGTCACAACATCCATTGCCGCCTTACGGGCTACGTCATAAACCGCCTTCAGCGCCTGTGGCCCTATCTGACCGTTCGTGCCGTCGTTGTTAATCACCACATGGTTATTCTGCTCAAACTTCCCGGACGCCTGCGACCGGCTGTCCGCCATGCTGCCCGGTGTACCGACATAACCGCCGGTGGCATAGCCGCGCATCAGCCGGTAAAGATTCCCCACGCCAATCCGGCTGGTTGCCTCCTTCGTGAAGACAAATTCACCACGGTGAACAATCCCCGCTGGCTCATATTTGCCGCCGGTTCCCGTAAATCCTCCGGTCGCAAAATGGAGTTTCGTCGCAGCGGCCTGAATGGCTGCACCACCTGACGCGGATGAGCCGCCACCGGTAGCACCTCCAATGGCGCTGCCGATACTCCCGACAATCCCCACCATTGCCTGCTTAAGCAGAATTTCTGTCATCATGGACAGCACGGAACGGGTGAAGCTGCGCCAGTTCTGTTCACTGCCGGTCAGCATCGCCGCCATATTCTGTGCAATACCATCAAAGGTCTGCGTGGCTGCACTTTTTACCTGCGACATACTGTCCGTGGCGCTCTCTTCCCACTCACTCCAGCCGGACTTCAGGCCTGCCATCCAGCTCCCGCGAAGCTGGTCTTCAGCCGCCCAGGTCTTTTTCTGCTCTGACATGACATTATTCAGCGCCAGCGGATTATCGCCATACTCCTCCTTCAGGCGCTGTTCCGTGGCTTCCCTCGCTGCCTGCCGGTCAGTCAGCCCCCGGCTTTTCGCATCAATGGCGGCCCGTTTTGCCCGTTGCTGCTGTGCGAATTTATCCGCCTGCTGCGCCAGCGCGTTCAGGTGCTCCTGATACGTAACCTTGTCGCCAAGTGCAGCCAGCTGGCGTTTGTACTCCAGCGTCTCATCTTTATGCGCCAGCAGGGATTTCTCCTGTGCAGACAGCTGGCGACGTTGCGCCGCCTCCTCCAGTACCGCGAACTGACTCTCCGCCTTCCACAAATCCCGGCGCTGCTGGCTGATTTTCTCATTCGCTCCGGCATGCTTCTCCAGCGTCCGGAGTTCTGCCTGAAGCGTCAGCAGGGCGGCATGAGCACTGTCTTCCTGACGATCGCCCGCAGACACCTTCACGCCGGACTGCTTCGGCTTTTTCAGCGTCGCTTCATAATCCTTTTTCGCCGCCGCCATCAGCGTGTTGTAATCTGCCTGCAGAATTTTCCCGTCTTTCAGGGCCTTATTCAGTTCTTCCTGACGGGCGGTATATTTCTCCAGCGGCGTCTGCAGGCGTTCGTAAGCCTTCTGCGCCTCTTCGGTATATTTCAGCCGTGATGCTTCGGTATCGCTCTGCTGCTGCGCATTTTTGTCCTGTTGACGCTGCTGTTCAGCCTTCTTTCGGGCGGCTTCAAGCGCAAGACGGGCCTTTTCACGATCATCCCAGTAACGCGCCCGTGCTTCATCGTTAACAAAATAATCATCCTTGCGCAGATTCCAGATGTCGTCTGCTTTCTTAAACGCGGCCTCTGCCTTAATCAGCATCTCCTGCGCAGTATCAGGACGACCAATATCCAGCACCGCATCCCACATGGATTTGAATGCCCGTGCTGTCCTCTCTGCCCAGGTCTCCAGCGTCCCCATGTTCTCTTTCAGGCGGCGGGTCTGGTCATCAAACCCTTTCGTTGCGGCCTCGTTCGCCGCCTGCAATGCCCCGGCTTCATCGCCGGAACGCTGCAACTGAGCAACATACGCAATCTGCTCCGCCGTCACGTTATGGAACTGGCGCGCCATCGCCGTCAGCCCCGACGTCAGGTCAGTGGTCAGCTTCCCGAAGGCTTCAGCGACCTTGTCCACCTCCACGCCCGATGCAGAGGAGAAGCGCGCCACACTCTGGCTGATTGCCTCAAACTGATCACCACCACGCACACCGGCATTTACCAGCGCCGTCAAAGACTCGCTGGTCTGGTTAAACGTCAGCCCTGCCGCCTGCCCGGCTCTGGACAGGACCAGCATACGATCTGCCGTCAGTCCCGCCTGATTACCGGAAAGGACCAGCGTTTTGTTGAAACCGGACAGGGTTGAGTCACCCTGATACCAGGCATACGCCAGCGCACTGGTTGCCACCGCCAGCGAGGTGGCCCCGACCATCGGCAGGGTGATCGCACCGGCAAGCCCCCTGAACATGGGGATCAGACCGCCGAAAGAATCCTTCACCTGACCGCCCTGTTGCAGCAGGATCAGCCACGGGTTCTGCCCGCCTGCAAGCTGCGTGGCCACGTCGGTGAACTGTGCAGGCAGCATACGCATGGCGGCTTTATACTGCCCGACGGAAATCCCGGCTTTTTGTGCAGCCAGCGCCTGTCGGCTCAGAGACTGTTCAACGACTGCCGCTGTTTTTTTCGCATCACTTTCCGTACCGGAAAAATGACGCCTGACTCTGGCCATCTGCTCGTCAAATCTGGCCGCATCCAGACTTAAATCAACGACCAGATCGCCTACCGGTTCAGCCATACCGGACTCCTCCTGCGATCCCTTCTGATACTGTCATCAGCATTACGTCATCCTCCGTCATGTCCGCCACATCCGGGGAAGCGGGGATAACTTCATTCCCGTCCGGGCCAAAACGAACGCCTCCGGCAAGCCCTGCCGCTTTCTGCATCAGCACATCATCTTCAGGCTCTTCGTCAGCCTCGCGCCGGTTCAGCAGACTGAAATCCAGCGGATGCATCTCCGGATCGCTGAAAAACAGGCTGAGCACGGTGTACGTCAGCCCGGAAAAGTGCATATCCAGCAGAACATCATGAAAATAATGGGTACTGTAAAAGCGGTGCCAGTCGGCATACTCCGTGGATGACATCCCGGCAAGCATGGCGCGCCAGTCGGGTCGCCCCATCTCACGCGCCAGTTTCAGGGCAAAACTCAGCTCACCGTCGAACACTTTCCCGCAGAAACAGGCTCTGCAGGCCCGGCGTCCTCTGCCTGTTCAGGAGCATCATTCACCACAAACTCATACATACCGGACAGCCGGTACACCACGTTTTCAGCATGAGAAATTGCCTCCGTGGGCCAGGTGGTAAGCACTTCCTGCTCAATCTGTTTAACGGCTTCATTCATGGAAGGCAGCTTTGTCTTCTTCGGATGGTTATGCCACAGGGACATCGCCACCAGAAACGCGCCGGTTCTGATGGCGTCTTCCACAGTAAACTTCCGGTTGCTGTCTGACTCCGCCTGTTCTGCCTGCCGTTTCATCAGGGCGAGATGCTCAATACGCTGCAGGGCTGACAGTTCAGAAAGCGTGACGGTCACGCCGTTATGTTCAAATGATTCGGTTTTCAGGAACATCGCTGACTCTCCGGATTAACTGGCGGTGACGTTGATTTCTGCAACCGCAGCAAACTCACCATTACCGGATACGACCGGAATGTTGACCTTGCCTGCAGCAACGCCGTTCACGGTGATGGTCATACCACTGACCGACACGGTGGCTTTTGTTTTATCCGCAGACACCGCACGGAAGCTCTTGTCGGTTACACCTTCCGGCTGGAATGCCACGGTCAGCGTGGTGCTCTGCCCTTTCACTACGGAAGCACTGGCTGGCGTTACCGTCATGCCGGTTGCTGCCGTCACCGTACTGCGATCTTCAGCCATTGACGGACGGCCCACATTGGTGACCTTCACCGTGCGGGTGATCACTTCCTTCGCCGTCACCGCTTTACCGATACTGCTGACCCAGCCACGGAACACATCGACCGTGCCGTTCGGGAAGCGGATTTTATAGGCACGGGTATCACCTTCATTAAACCACGCCAGCAGCGCCTGCTGCCCCTGCTCTCCGGGCATCCACGCCAGCGTGAAGCTGGTATCTCCGGCTGATTTCTGCCCCTGCCCGGTCGCAGTCCAGTCCGCATCTTCATCATCGAGATAGCTGTCGTCATAGGACTCAGCGGTCAGTTCGCCGGGCGTCAGGTCTTTAACTTTTGCCAGACGCGACCAGTCAACGTCTGAAAGCGGGTTCGCATAAGGGTCACCGTTCCCCTTATAAACCCACAGTGTGGTCCCGGCACCTTTCACCGGCATTGTAGGATTTGGTACAGGCATATCGTCCTCACATTTCATAGGTAATGACATAAGTCAGATCGGCAGAACTCCACAGGCCCGCATCATCGTCGCGCCGGTAGTCATAGCCACTGGCCACCATACTGGTGATCAAATCTGACAGTGCCGGGATATCGCTCATCACCGGATAAATCCGGGACTCCATCCACGAATCCAGCTCTGAATCCGGCACCTGAGCAGGCAGGAAAACTTCAATATGCAGCTCCGCCTGCCAGGTATCGCTGTCCAGCTCTTCGCCCGTGTATTCAGCGCCGGTGAGATAAACGGCAACTGCCGGAAAATCCTCCTCATCAAAAACAGCGGGGCGACCATCAAAAAGCGTCGCCCCGGTGTCATGTTTTTCCAGTGTATCCAGTACGGCTGCACGGAGTTCTGT